TTTGTTGCACCGCCCCGATCTGCTGGGTTATTTACATACCCGCCTTCTCGTTTAATCAGATCTTCAAGATATTGATCAATATTCATTTCAGTTTCCTTTAGGCAATAAAAAACCCCGCAAATGCGGGGTTTTTCTGATTTTTAGATTTTATGATACTTTTCGGAGACGAGATGCATGAATGGTGCTGCGCATATCACCCTTGAGAACTTCTCGCATACTTGGAGTTTTTGCACAAGCAGACAATACACACTGAGCTACCAATTCATTAACTTTTTGTTGTTTTGTTTCAGTTAATTGAACATGACTTAGCAATGAAATAACGTTCATAATTCCCACACCTATTTAGTAAGGTTTATTGACGTCGAAAGGCAAGCCAACGCTTACCTTCAAACTTAACTGTCAAACCAGCTTTATCTAATTCTGATTTAATGGATTCTGCTGCGTCATGCATTCGCTGTAAGAATGCTTGACTATAGTCCGTACGTGCGTAGATTTTAGTCGCACTACCAGAACAATCAGCATGCTGCAAGAATTTTTGAATAATAAAGATCAAATATTCTGCGTATTTCGAATCATATTCTGAATCAACTAAACTATCAAGCTCTGGGCTAATGTAGATATCAAAAATCTTTAACGTTAATTCACGTCCACGACGATGATAACCGACTTCAACAATAACATTTGGATGATCACAATCATCTTCACAAATACCAATGTAAGTGTTTAGACTTTCTCGCGTTAAATAATCCCCATAATCTTTACTTGCTTGAACGTGTTCGAAAAACTGTTCATTTAACTCAATTAATTCGTCATCAAGATTTAATGCTATACCGCGATCAATCCAGTGTCGTGCTGTTGTTTTTAATAATTCTTCGTCAAATGAAATGATATTCAATTTTATTCCTCTCTTATAAAGTAAAGACAAAAGAAGATAACAAATTATAAAAACAATATAAAGAAGACACTAATTGATACATTAGTATTAATAGACCGCCCGAAGGCGGCATTAACTGTTTTCAATGTCTTTTCTGGCTTTCTTAAACTCTTTAATCACTTCAACAATCGTTTTCCCTTCCTGTTTATCTATGAAGTTAAAAATCCAACGGACCAAAGCCCAACCGGGTAAACCACAAACAAAGAAGAAACCACCCAGAGCAATCACCCCCCATACATCAGTAACCCATTCATGAAGTCCCCACTTCACAATAATGAATGAGCCGCCAGCCAAACTTGATACAACCGTACAGATCAAGCCTACGCCCCACTCTTGTGGTGAGCGTGGCATACGAGTCATTAATACAACTGCTGCAACCAATGCGACAGCTAGAGTCACCATAATTGCTGCACCATAAAATTTTAAAATTGCTGTTAAACCGCTTGTAGAAACTGGTTCCATGCCTTTTACTCCAGAAGTAGGCAAAAAAAAGCACCCATTTGGGTGCTATGTAAAAATTTAAATTAACTTTCAGAAGTACTTTGAGTAATCTGATTTGTATAATTCCAGACTGTGTTTTCCCATACATCACTTGCAGCAACACGAATGTAATATGGGGTAGTTGGTTGTAGTCCTCCAAAAGTAGTTGTTAGATCTGTGCCGGTCCATGACGGCGGCATTTGAGTTGGATCAAAATTAGGTGTTGGACTTAGCCACACTGCATAGTCTTTCAGATCCGGTACTTCACTAGGCACCCAATTCACCGTAATAGAATCTACAGTTGCTGCTGTGTACACATTGAGAAGTACTGGCGGAACCGGATTACTAATACTCAATTCAGCAAAGGTACTAACTTGGTCACCATTTTTGCTGGCCACTCGAATTGTGTAAGCTCGGCCTAAACCGTCTTGTTTGGCTTCTTCGATCGAATAACTATAATCCGTATTAGTTGTATCAACTTGACGAATCATTGTCCCATTAGACCAGACCTGAACACGATAGCCATCTGCACCAGTTGAGCTTTGCCATTGAACCTTGAAAGTGGTACCAACAAACGGTGATTGGAGGGAAAGACCTTTAACACCTGCTGGACGGCCGCCACTTAGAGTATGGCTATACGCCGTAACCTCATCTAAGGTTTGCTCCTTACGTTCCAAACCATTAAAGCTTGTGAACTTTAAAAAGATTTGTTTTTCTACTAGACCCTCATTGTACGGATATTTGAATATAGCTTTATCCAAACGAACAAATGGCTCACCAGCGTTGTGGCTTTGTGCATCATCAAAACGTCCACGTAAAACATCACTTAAGGTATAAAGACCAGATCCGTTTAAGGTGGCTACCTGATAATTAAAATACTCATCCCCCACTTTACAAAGTGTTTGGTCAGCTTGAGCATCTTCTAATGTTCCGCCGAAGATCTGGCTTGCTGTATTTAGCTCAACTTGTAATGTCGTATCATCTGCATCAATTGTTGTAACAAGCTGCCCATAACGTGCCGATCCATAAATTGTGCCAATCATTTCATATGTCGTATTATCAAGGCTCACCCAAACATTACATCCACCCCAATTAGCCCCGCCCGAGACAGCAACCCAAACTTGCTTCTTGCCGTCTGTTAGATCCATTGGTGGTTCAAATATAGATGGGGCATTCACATTGCCCGGCTCTTCATTCCCGCCTTGATACCCATTAGACGCTTGAGAGTCATACTCAATGGCAGATCTTGAACCGATAGATAACTCTTCTGCAGTAACGGTTAACATGCCACTTTCATCTTCCTCAATACGAGTAATACGTACCGGGAATTTATCAAGCCCTAATCCCGATTCAGTTAACGTAAGAATATCCATTGGCTCTAGTCGGCAGTACTTCCATCCCAAATCAAATTCATACTCATTGCGAACATAAAGCAGTCGTTGTAAGCGAAGTTGTGCAGCATGGCGGGCTATTTTTGGCTCACAAAAATAATGGCATTCCACAGGATCCTCGGTACGCAAGCCAAACATTTCAATATTTGCTTGGTCCTTGGCTTCTGTAGTTTCAGTGTTGTACTGGTTATAGCGATTAATGTATTCAATCTGCACATGATTATAGGCATCTGTATCACGGCTACGGCGCACACGTACTGGCTCATCATCGCCAATAAAGTCATCATCAGTTAAGTGGTAAACCGGTGTGAGATCAGGTGTAAAGGTAACGCCGTTACCCGTTATTGCAGAGTCCCCGAAAGAGCGTATCTTTAAGCCATCTGGGCTTGGTACCACAGCACAATTAACTGCCTCGACAATCTCATTGATAGTTTCATACGCTGGACGTTGTTCTGTGAATGCGGGACTAATTAAAAGATTAGCTGCTCGACAATAGGTTCTAAACTCTTCAAGATCCGCAATATTAAGATTTGGGGCTGCACCATGACGTGGATGAGTGATGAAATCTTCAATAACATCTGCCGGATTAGCATCATCAATTGTGTCAGATAATGTGATAGTACTGATCACTTCAAAATTATGATTTGAAAGGCTGGCGCTGTTCCCCATCTCATAATTAGCGCATGCCACGTATCCCAAATATGGATAGTTAATTGCCTGTTCTGGATGCTTTGATACTAACCATCCCCACGGCGGATTATTATTTCCATCGAATAATTCAAATTTTAACTGATCGATGGGATCTAAAGTAATAGACCCTTGTTGTTTAGGTACATATTGTTCTTTATCTACCCAAATTAGGCCAATCTTTTTAATCTGGTTTTCACATAAACCGAGCATGAGAGAGGCGCTATAACTAAAGGTGGTATTACTGGTTTTTGTACCCCCACCCTTACCACCAGACTTTTGAACTGTTGTATGAGGTGTAGCTGTAAAATCTCCATACCAAAACATATTAGCCGCTACACGGGTTTTGCCATAAACCAATGGCTGGCAAAGCCCATAAGCTGACTGCTGGATCCGCATAGAGTTAATACGGGTATCCGTTGTACTAATTGTAGTACTACCAAATAATCCACCCATTTATTTAAGCCTCTTCATACGAAAAAACCCGGCAATTCGCCGGGCTAAACTTCCTTTTGTTCCATCTTGGATAATGACTCCCTGATGGATATAACTGTGAATGACCTGTGGCCACTCAATCACAATTGCACCATGACTGATACACTTGCCAAAGTGGTATAAAACTATATCCCCGGGTTGTGGTGGCCCTTCAATCGGATCACATACACCTAAAATGAGCTCTAAATAGCGTTGTCCCATCTGGTGCATGTGCCAGTCTGGTGGATATGGTCGCGGATCTAGGTGATCCATGAGCCCTACTTTCTCGTAGACTTCACAGATCAATGTTCCGCAGTCCACACCGACACCTTTAATACGCCCTTGATGATGATATGGGGTACCGAGCCAAGTTAAGGCTTCTTGAACTGCTTCGAGATTTTTCATACTCCCCTCGGAAATAAAAAAGCCCCAATTAAGGGGCTAAATATAGTTACTTAAAAAGTGATTCCACGATTTTTCATTCGGTCCTTAGCACGCGAAGCGACAGCTTTAATCTCGTCCAAAGTTAAAGCCTTATCAAAAATAACTGCTTCATTATATGTCGCAGATCCTGCTGCGCCTGTATATGCGACATTACCAATCCCAAATTTATTTAAGGCCGTGTCATAGCTTGGAGATGCATATGTAGCTTCATTACTTGACTCAGTTCCAGCCTGCTGAACATAAACAATTCCTTTCTTAGTTGCTTTATCAACACTAATTGCAATAAAGAAATTATTGGTTTGTGTGATTGATGCAGCTGATGTTAGTGATCCAATGCCTGCACCACCCGTCCCGGTTATTGCTTTCAGAGTCAGGTATGCTTTTCCTGCACTAGCAAATCCTCCAAGGCCACTGCTTGCTGTCGAATTGAATGGGACCAAGTTACCTAACAAGATTGACAATGCTGTAGACGAACATTTTACAACTGTACACAACGTTACACTCTGATTTGAAGAATCAATCAAGTCAGATATAAGCGCATTACCATTTGCAATTGAGAGTGTTACTGAATTATCTGTATAAACAGGCTGAACTGTCGCACCACCCTGTAATGCAAGCAATTTGCCATTTACAACATCAATTAGTGATGATGAATCCCCACCAAACAACCAATGGCCATATGATTCAAATTCATAATTCGAAAGAAGGTCTTCTACATTTGATAGTTTTGGTAGAGAACGTTTGCTCACAAAATTCTTTGCTTGGAAAAATAATTGATTCATTCTTAAATTCCTTTGTCTACAAATGCAGTTAATTCAAAATGTGGACATACGTGATAAAGTGGTTTCATAACCCCAGCAATCTCGATTTGATCTGTAGTTGAATCACGAAGATTGCCAGAAGCTCCACCCGTTAAATTTATTCCAGTACCGAGATAATCAAGCGCATACCGGACTTTGACTTCGCCAGTTGGAGGTTCGGAAATCTTTAAAATTACCTTATCTTCTTGCGCCGTAATATTTGAGATAGTGGCCTTTGATCCATTTACAAGAACTTTAAATCCGTGATCAGTTGTTAAAGCTAAAGTTGTTGTATCAAGTACAAGAGGGGCCTTCGGCACGTCAAAGTTGATATGAATTTCATCACCGATTAGTTGAGCCACTTTAGGATTAATGAAATCAGGCTTACGGTTATCAACAATTAACTGTTTATATGCGCGGCCAAAATAAGCCCCCATCCACTTGTAACCAACGTTTGTAAGGTGAATATTGCCAATTGCATACGGCATGTGATACACAGGTGTAGCCATCAAAAACTTATCTGATTGCTGACAAAGATGCAGTTGAACAAGAGCTTGATCCGCCCATGTTCTAGCAGCATAGCTCATTTGATATGTAATGAATTTCACATCATCTGTCTGACCAGTAATGGCCTTGATGTCGGCATTTGCATCAACTTGCAGCTTCTCTAATTTTTCTCGATAAACGTTATAAGGTGTTTGAGTGCTAGTTATTGCATCATTCTCACCTTGAACCCAACACACGACTTGAACTTTGTAATCATCACCATTTAGACGTTTTGCTTCAGACACATGCTCGATAAAAAAATTGTACCAAGCTGTACCTTTTTCAAGTTGATCGATTCGATAACCACCATGTCCAGCAGTTGAGGCAAAAATTACGTGATCATGAGGATCAATCCCATTTTCAAGCATCATTGCGCGGCTTGCATAATTTGCAGCACCGGAACAACAGGTCTCTCCGCGATTATCATAGCCATCTGAACTTGGATTATTAAATTGCTCAACCAGTGGAATGACTGAATTTGCAGCTGAGTCCTTGCGTGGGCCCGTGTCGAATGTCACATTAAAATAAGGCTGTGACGAACTTAGAATCGTGGTTGCTGTTGCTCCAACTGATAGAGATTGACCATAAAACAGAATGTGATTAACAGCCTTCACGAGGGGTTTTTGATTTGGTAGCTCTAGCCCCGCGATGAGCTCTTCAAGTCCAGCAATAATTGGCACATCATTCAGCATGTCATAACCGATCAATATCTGCCTACTAGAATCACCTAACAAACCTAAATATCGACCATCGTTATAAAGCTTAAGCCCCGGTACAATTTCAACAACTTGCTCAAGCATCCCCGCATAAATACCTGTATCTTTTTCTAGGTCATAACCCAACAAGATCCGACCAACACCGTCCAACAAAACTCCAATTTTAGTTGGATCGTCTGATTTAGCCAGTCCAAATAGCTGTGATAAAGTTTCAAAAACTGCTCTTTTTATTGCTAGATTAAATTGCCCATCTGTATAGGTTATTGCCTGATCAAGATCACTTAGCTCAGTCTCTACCCAATAATTTCCTTCTGGTGATCCTGCTGGTTTATTCCAATACCATACCTTCCCTGTATCTAGGGCTTTTGCATAACTTTGGTTTTTAACGGGTCTTGAAGCAGTCAGCAAAGCAGTGGTTGCATAGTTAGGGCTTTGAGATTCAATTGGTTTAATGAAATCCACAATTGCACCAAGATTGGTTTTAAATTGTGCCTCTGTGACCGTAGGCCCAATCAGGGCGTCTTTATCAGGAACTGCCATAATATATCTCCCAAATAAAAAGCCCTGTTTTTAGGCAGGGCTTTAGTTAAATATTAATGTATTAGACGGACGTTTCAGGTACAGGTACAAATGGTGCACCACGGAACCGAGAACGGTTGTTAAATCGGTTGTCACATGTATCGAGTCGTTTGTCACACCCTGGATAAACTTTAATTGTTTGCCCTACACTCGGCACTTCAAGAAGCGGTAACGTTAATAACAGAGCACCCGACTCATGCAATCTGACTGTTCGCTTGATTCCTGTATTGACGAACTCCACAACACCTTGGGTAAACCAACCTTGAGGCTGACTTAAATTGCACAAAATACGATTAGTAGTACTACCTGCTTGCACTGAAGTAGTTACCGAAAAATTATCTCTTGATAACCCGCAAGCACCATCAAACAGCGTATTTAAACAACCTGGTGTGTATAAGTTCCTTGGCATCTGAAGTTTTAAGTCATCCACTTCTGAAACCACGCTAGCGTTAATTTCATAACGATCGAGTTCCGGCTCAACAATGCGACCTTCAAATAAAACTAACGTGCCGGCACTCGTATCAGTAGGAGTATTTATATCCATAAAAATACGTTCAAGCTTGAAACGAGCACCATCTAAAACGCCGTTATGAAATGCCTGAGCTACAGGTACGTCACCAAATTTAGTACTTTCATTGGTTTCTATTTTGATAGAGAGATTATCAACTTCAATACCCAAGGAAAGGCTTATTCCTTCTCGACTTATGATTGGTCCATCAGCACGAAACTCTTTGCCTTGCACCGTCAAATGAACGTCATAGTTGGTATAGCGATACTCAATACCTTGTATGGTCGTAATAGTATAAAGATCGGCCATGATGAACTGATCAGCATCTAACAAGGCTATAAGTTTTGGAGAGGCCTGTCTCATATCTTATTCCCCAAAGAACCAATTAATTCAACCTTCCCAGCTTTCCAAAGCTTATGCATAAAGTTGACATATTGCTGTGTGTCATCTTTAAAACGACAACGGTAGTAAAAAGTACCCGTTACAGTTACCTTTACACCCTCCTCGATCGGCTGTGAAAGTACATATTTACCGTCACTCGTTATCTGAGCAGTTGCGTTATTCCACATAAGCTTTTCTTGGTTTGTGTTCCACATTGTTTTGGCTGGTGTTTGATTCCACATGTTGGGATCTACTTCACCTACAATCTGCTCCTCTGTATTACCTAGAGGCAATTGGCTTGTGTACATATCCTTGTATAACTGGAAAGTTGTAGCAGTTCCATCACCAATAAAAGTGCAACTAAACTCATTGTCATCAGGCATCTTATAAAGAAAGGAATCAAATGCCCCACGGCGCTCTAAATAAAATCCTTGAAGTTGCTGCAATTCCTTTCTCCCCTTATTTTCGCGCAAGAATGCGTAAGACAACGAGATTTCATATTTAGGTGAGGCCTGAAAGCTTGCTCGAAGCTCCCGGCCATTAATGGAGGTCATGATTTTGGTGTTAAACATGGGAGTAATAGATGTATCCCATTCAAGACCGGGTAATTCTGGAAACAATACGTCTGACATGAATCCTCCTTATTTACCAAAATTACGGTTATAGCCCTTAAGACTGTCTGCTAATTCACTACCATGCTTCTTGAAGAAGCGTCGAACATCCTTTGAATCCCAAGCCTGAATGGTAGGACTGAAAATAACGGGCTGTGCAGTGTTCTCGCCACCACCTCCCAGACCACCATTGGCCATAGATTTACCTAGGGCACGAATGGTATTGGCATGCTGTTTCGGCAATACCATTTCTTCTTCGTGCAATTGCGTCATAGGGTTTACACCGGCAGGAATGTCGTAACCGCCACGAGCAGATTTAATCTTTCCAGCAAGTCCAGCCACTAAACCAAAAGCAGCCGCACCTGCACCAACGGCAAGAATTGGACCAACATATGGAATTGCGACCATCGCTTTAAAAGCTCCGGCCATTGCTTCCCATGCAGACATCATGATGCCTTTGATAGCTTCAGCAGCTTTTAAGCCTAAACGAGCTAAACCACCAGCTGCAGTAACACTGGTACGTGTTGCTTCACCTGCAATGGTTGCCCCTGTTTGAGCAGCTTGGCCAGAAGCTTCAGCGGCTGTTTCAGCACCGACAAATCCAAGTTTACGAGCCAATTTAATAGCTTGGATTCTTAACCAGCCTTGTAGCTCTTTAGTAGCTGTTTGCAAGGCAAATTGCCCCATGTCAGCAAGCACTGCTTTAGTTGCGTTACTCCAAGTGAGGGTACCATTCATAAGAGACTGAATACCCTGATCCCAAAGGTTAGAAAGTCGAGAAGTAAAGCCACCGAACTTGGCCTCAAAGTCTTTCATTTCCGCATCACTGATTAAGCCCATAGACTTAGTGTCAGCAACTTTCTGGTCTGTCTCTAAATCAGAAATGTTGTTTGTGATTTGGTTTTGATTACCTTGTTTGCCAGTAATGTTGGTCTGCTCATTTTCCAAAGCTAAACGCTCTAAAAGACCTTGCCGTTTAATTTCACGTAATTGATCTTCAAGCTGTTTTTCCAACTGAACTTTACGGACATTTGAAATTTTCTTGGCATCAAATTCAGCTTGGATCCGTGCCGCTTCAATTTCATAAAGGCGCTGTGCTTGCTGTTGATAATTGTCTATTTGTTCTTCACGAGCTTTTTTGTATTCCTCAAACTCTTTTAAACGAATAGCAATGATCTTGTCGGATGCATCCTTTTCGGCTTTGACTTTCGCAGCAGCTTTTTCATCTGCAGTCATCTTGGATTTTTCAATCTCATCTAACGCCTTTTGAAGATCTAGAGCCACTTTCTTTTCTTCGGATGCATATTTATACCGAATATCAGCAAGTGCTTTAGCTGCCTGTTCAGCTTGTCGCTGCCGTTCCTTAGCCTCTTGTTCTGCTTTAGATTTTGCAGACGATTTAGAGCCGCCTTTTTCGTCCTTCTCCCCAGTACCAATACCAAGTTTAGTATTTGGTGGTGCAGTACCTAGGCCTAGCTTAGGTGGTTTAGGTGGCTCAAAAGGTTTAGTAGGATCCTTAAATACATAGTTGGTAATCTTCTGATTGCCAGCAGTTGTAACTTCAAGAATTCTTTTACCAGCCGTGACAAGTGAATTGGCTGCTGTAGTGGCTCCTGCATTCCAAGAGTTTTTCAGGTCAGCCATTCGTCCTTTCATTTGGTTTGTATAACGATCAGTAATACTACCAAGCTGAGATAAACCACCCTCCCATGCCGATTTTGCACCTGAGAAGTTAAAATGGAGGATGTTATTTACAACGCTACCAAATGTTTGAAACTTTACCTGTAATACATCCAGACCATACTGAATAGTACTTCGTACCATATCAAAGCCAGCCATAAGGCCATTAAAAGCAATGATTAAAGCTTGGCATACCGTGACTACAACGGCACGAATGATTGCAAAAGCAGATTGAACGCCTACCTGAAAGCCGGTAACTACAACACCTAATGCTCGTAGTACTACAGATATAGCATCCATAAAGCCAATCTGTTTATTTGCATCGTCTCCAATGCTTCCAGTCAAGTCACTCCAAATTGCTCCAATCGTTGTGAACTGCTCACTTAGAATGCTAAACAAGCTTTCAAAAATGCCAATAATCGATTTAATTGAATCATCAATGGCATCCTTGGAATCAACCGCAAAAGTTAAAAATTGATTAGCTAATTCAATAAGGGATGGAGCTGCTTGTGCTGCAATACGGGTTAATACTCCTTGAAGTGTTGTTTGGACAGTCTCAAGGGACGTATTAAATTCTTTGGTAGCAGCTATGGCATCTTCACTCATGATTACGCCTAAATCATGAGCCTGTTTAGCGTACTCTTTTAATTTTTGACCGTTGTTATCCAATAATGGAGCTAATAATGTTGCATCGTTCGCAATGGCTTCCATATAGAAAGTCATTTCAGCCTGTGACACATTGGCTTTTTGCAAAGTCTGGTAGTACTTTTCTAGGATTTGCGGACCAGATAAGCCTTTAAATTGTTGGGCAGTGACACCGACTTTTGGCGCGATCTTCTCAAAGAAATCGGCCATCTCACCACCACCAGTTTGCATGAAGTCACCAAACTTATCGTTTACATCTTTCATGATGTCCGATAGCTTGTCCTGCTCCACGTTTACTTTTTTGGCAGCAAATGCCCATTCTTGAAATTCTAAAGTATTCGAGTTTGCTAATCGGGCTTGAATCTCTAACTCTTTTGAAGCCTTACCCACTGCAGATACAAGATCAGGAATTGCTGCAACCGCTTCCGCTGCACTTCTAGCAATCTCTTGGCCAATACCAACAAAAAAACCGCCTCTGACTAAAGATAGGCCATTAGTCAGCGAACTCTTAATATCATTGCCTACGGTCTTAAATTTATCCGAAAGGCTTGTTGCAAAACCATTTAACTCTGACTTTAGATTTGAAAGATCAAGTTTAAAATCGATACTCTTTCCAGTGCTTTCAATTTTCTTGGAAGCATCTGAAACTATTTTTTCAGCATCTTGCATCCCTTCCTTGAGCTCAGAAGTTTTTGCACTGACATGTACTTCCACTCGATTGTTATTCATAATTACTATCTCACAGGCACAAAAAAACTGCCGTGAGGCAGTTTCAAAAAAGGTTTAATTGTTTAAATTCAATTAATTTTAACTTTCAATATCTTAATCAAGAGATTATATCCCTCAGTATTAAGATGTATTCCATCTCCAGTATCATAGGATTTTTTTAAAAATCCTGCCGAATCTGCAAATAATCCATAAGAATTAATGAATTCACAATTTGGTTTTAGACTACAAAATTTTTTCAATTCATGATTCAATTCTACAATTTGTTTAATAGTAATTTTATCGGAATTCTCTGTATATTGGTATGTAACTGGCAACACTGAGTTTATAAAAACTTTTTTGTCTTTAGGTAGTAATTCAAATATTTTTTCATAATTTTCTATGATTTCTTTACTGGTTCTGTTAAAAATAAAATCATTAATCCCTATAGCTACTAAAATTTTATCAGCTTTATTAAGTGAATTATAATACTTTATGCGATTCAATAAACCAAAAGTTGTATCCCCGCCGATCCCATAATTAATTCCCTGATTGGTTACTGAATTTACGTTTAAAGATTGAGTTATACTGTCCCCTAAAAAGAATATGGAACCTTCTCTAATGCTTCCATCCATTCTTTGATGAACAACTACCATTTTTTTATAATATGGATTTAATTCTGAATTTGTAGAAATATTAAGCTTATTTTTTACCCAACTTGATATATCAGGATTAAAAAAGTTAGCTAATAATAACAAAAACATCGATAAAAATATTAATATAAAAAATTTATTAAACTTCACAGATAGGTCTCCTTATCATTTTCATATTATCCATGTTAATTGATAAGAATACTATAGGGCAGCCTTAACCACCCTGCGGAAAATTCGACAAAACTTCCAACATATCATCCTCGTCATCATCTGAAACGGTAATAGCTGGCGGAGTTTCATCAATACCCATAAATGCTTCCAAAATACGACAAAGCCGTTGTATCCCTATATGCGCGGGAGGGTTACTTTGCTGATACGCACTTAATGCTCTTAATCTAGGCAGGTCCATTTCATTACGTACATAGTCGTAATCTTTACCTATCGTTAGTACTAAATGCGTGTACAGCTCCTCCCAGTTTATTCCCCCGAGCTTTCACCTGCGGGTTTACCTGTATATTCCAAGCCAGACGTTTTAGTTACTAGGGCTAATACTTCTTCCATGTTACCCATATCTAAGAGCTCATCAGAAACATATTCACGGGTAATATCCGGGTAATTCCGTTTTAAACAAACATGAGCCATATCCACGATTACAGATGCTGGAACATTGTTTGAGCTTAATTGTTCTTGGAAACGCTCAATCGTACCCAATGGTGCTGGAGCAAAAATCCAAGTCTGACCAGCAATTTCTTTACTATTACCACGTGGGTTATCAACTTGCTTAAATTGCATTTGGCATTACTCCGATAAATCGATTTTGAAAACACGGTTAAGATCGTCAGCCATAGGCTGGAATTCAAACTCAGGAATATCGTAATCGTCCTGTTTTGAACTGAATCCAAGTTTGTTACTGGTACAACGGAAGAAATTCATGTGCATGAACTTACCTTTGTAGTCACGTTGAAGGTCAACGGCAAACTCTGGCGTATAACCCATATCTAGGTTTGAGACAGTGATTGATTTAGCGCCCGCCACCATTGCTGAATAACGGAAGTTAATAAATACCGTTTTACCTGCATCTGCAGCAGCAAATGTATAAGCACCGGTTGCCGCATCTACACTGTATTG